ACTGTAACTGATATGTTACCTGTTGAATCTGCTGTTCCTGTTGTAGTACCAAGTGTGAATTTATCAGCACTTTCGTCCCACATAATAATGGCATTGTCGCCTGTTGATCCTCTTTCAATAATAATACCAGAGTCATTGGCATTTGAAGTTGCACCTGAATTTAATTCTAATAAGTTGTCGTCTAAAGTTGTATTTGTAGAGTTTACAGTTGTAGTTGTTCCATTTACAGTTAAGTTTCCTGTAATAGTAGCATTGCCACCAACGTTTACATTATTATTAAATGTGGCAGAACCAGCATCCGATATATCTAATGTTAATGCTGTAATTTCAGAACCACCATCATTACCCTTAAATATTATATCAGCGTCTGAATTATTATTTTTAATTACTGCATTATTTGATCCACCGTGTTGTAATCTTAAAAATTCTGTTGCACCATCTTGTAAACTTATAATAGAACCATCAGCGTTTAATGTAATGTCACCAGCGGCGTCTAAAGTAATATTTTGACTGGATGCTATTGTCATAGCTGTTCCATTACCTACTATATTTTCTCCAGCATCTCCGAAAATTACTTTTTTATTGTTTGCTAAAGTTACATCACCTACAGTTGTTAAATTACCAGAATTGTCTCCAGAAAGCCAAGTCGTAGTTGTTGTACCGTCAAAACCGGCAATTTTTAAAGTTCTATCACCATCTACAGCAGCTGCGTCCACACTTCCTATAATTACATTACCTGCACCCTCGGTAATATTATCACCAGCAGAGTGTCCTATTAAAATATTGTAATCAGCGTCAGCATTATTCATTGCTGTACCAGCATTATAACCTACTGTGGTGTTACCAGTTCCATTTGCTAATAATCTAGATGATCTTCCACCTAGAGCAGTGTTTTCACTTCCATTATTGTTAACAGTTAAAGCGTCTTGACCAATCGCAACGTTTTGACAACCGGATGCTAATGCACTTAAAGCGCCAAATCCCACAGCAACATTATTATCTGCTGTAGATAAAGCGTCTAAAGCTGTAATACCAACTCCAACATTACCATTAGCATTATTTAAAGATCCTGTTGTTGAATGACCAAGTAAAATTGAATTTGCAAAACTCGAACCGCCTATTTTACTAGGTATAGTTTGACTTGTTAAATTAGTACCGTCTCCAAATGTTGTGTAAATTTCATTAAAGTTATCATTTATTATATCACCACCAGCACGTAAGGACGTACCTGTTCCATCATTTGCACTCGATCCAAGATTTAATGTTTGTTTAGCCATTTATGTCTCCTACTATATTTATAACACATCTACAGCACATCTGACTTATCAAGTGTTAATTGTGTTGAACTAAATTTACCTGTTGTACTATCAAAAGTACCATCGTTATCTCTTATGATAGTTGGTATCGCATATTTTGTACTTAATTTTTTGCCGTGTTCATTAGAAGTCAACAAAAATATAGGTACAGCTTGTCCGTCAAGAGCAGTCTTTGTGCCAGTTACCCTTAATCTATTTAAATTTTGAAATGAATTTGCAAAAGATTTTGGTGTTGTTTGACCAAATGCAGTATTGGCAAATCTATTTAAAGTACCGTATCTAGGTCCAGCATATGCATAACCACTTTTAACATGGTGTGATACACCTGAATTATCTGTAATAAAATTTCTAGGTCTGCTATGATAATTAATTGTTAAACCTGGTCTAGATAATGTTAAATCTCTGGTGTTAGCTGCAAACGGATCTCTATAATCATTACCAGCATCCAGAGTTCCTTCAACATGGGCATTTGATCTCAATGATGTACCATCTGTAGTTGTTCCTAATCTTCTACCAAAAACAGTTGTAAATAATGTGTTTACAAGTGATAGTAATGGACTTTCTTCAAGACCTGAAGTTACGCCTTTGACAGGACCTTTTGCTGTAACTGTAATTCTTGATTCAATATCTACTAATCCTGTAAAATAAAATCCTGCTGTATGCATGGTCTTTTTAAATGAATCACGCCATTGTGTTATAGAACGACCAACTTTTATTACATAAGAATAATCTTGATAATATAAACTATCTTGTATTCTCATTGTAGTTTCAGAAATTTTACCTTTTTCATTAATAAATGCACCGTCTGTATCGGCTACAGATACTACATTTACTGTTGCTGTTGCAACATCTAATTTTTTAAGAACACATGTACCACCAGTTGCTGATGTAATTGTTTCATTTATAGCAAATGTACCTGATACAGATTTAATTACTAATAATCCTCTATTAATATCAAAATTATGAATTGTTCCTGTTGCTGATGATGTGCCACCTGTAACTGTATCACCAGCTGCAAAAGGTAAAACAACATTTGTAACAATCATGTTATTGAAAAAACCTAAAATAGGTGGTGTAGGAGATTGTTCATAACTTCTACCTAGAGAGACAGTTTTTAATCTTTCAATTTTTCCTATATTGTCACCATATGCTCTTACTGTTGCACCTGTTCCTGCTGATGATGTTATAGTAACAGTTGGCAATGATGTATATTGACTACCACCATTAGTTAAAAATATTTCTTCAACAGTTTGTAAGTCTGTAAATTTTTCTTGTACAATTACATTACCTGAATATTGATCGCCTTCAGTTGTAGCGTCTTCTAAAACAATTCTATCTTCTACACCTGAGGCTAAAGATGTACTACCGTTTTGATCAGCAATACCACCATTTACAATTTTTACAAATCCTGAAGCATTGTTACCATTTGTACCTGTATTTGTAAAAACTAGAGGATCTCCTATTTCATAACCTGTACCTTTATTATCAACAAACATTTCTGTAACACTGCCTGGTCCTATTTCTTCGACTTGAAATAATGCACCTTGACCACCTGCTGTTACATTTATTATATCAGAAACAGAATTTAATGAACCGTCATTAGTAATATTTTTTTGTCCTGGAATACCTGTAACATTTGCCTTGATAAAGTAATCATCTTGATCTGTAGTTGTACCTTGTATTTCTTCACCCACAACAAAAGTACCATTTATACTATCATCATTTAAAATTAATTGAGTAACAGTAGAGGCACCAATTTGAAACGTTGATGTATTTTCTACTATAGCAGTTGCTTTAGAAGTTTGACCTGTAATTTTTCTACCAATTAATTGTGTTGCGTCACCTACAGAAGCAATTACTCTTAAAACTTTTAATGAATCAAATTGACCATCTGAAGCTTTAAACATTTGCTCTCTAGGATAAATTGTTTCAGATTTTTCATTAAACAATATTCTAAAAAACATTTCATGGCCACGAGATGAACCTTTAGACCTATAAAGTGATTTAATATTTTTAACTAAATTTCTTTTGTTAACACCTGGCGCTAAGTTTTCAGGTAAAGTAGCAAGAAACTCATCTCGCATATTAAATAAAAAGTGATTGATTACACCGTCAGGATCCCTATAATTAATTAAATCTACAATGTTATTTACAGGATTTGGTTTATAATTTTTAATAGTTGCCGTAGCACCTGAACTTTGTCCTATAACTTGTTCAGTTAGATCAAATTTATCTTGTGCTGAAATAATTATTTTTAATGGGTCTGATTTTTCTGTAATAACAACTGCTGTTGCTCCTGATGTTTGACCTTTTATGATTTCACCTCTAGTAAATGTTCCTACTGGAGTTTCTTCTAAAAGTATTTTATCGCCGGCGTCTAATAATGTTCTTGCTGTATCTTTACGACTAGAGTCTAAAACTAAATTGTTTGTTTGACCTGTCTCTGATTGTAATAATATACCGTCTGTAGCTTGAACACTTGAAAAAGATAATTCAGCAGATTCTAATAATTGATAATATGTTTTTAAAAATTGTGCAAATTTAGGATGATCAGCTACTACAAATTCTGGTAGTTGGCTGTTAAGTATTGTAGAAATTTTTTCATTAAATTTTGCCATTGCTCATTAATAACTTGACGTTGTTGTATAACCTACACCAGCATCAGCTGAACCTCCTACAAACGTATCAGGTGATAAAGTAATGTTTGAATTTGCTACATCTATTTCTACAATTTGATCTCTTACTGGAACAATATCATTTGAATCTGGAGTTACTGTTAATTCAATATTTGTAGATGATGAACCTCTTATATTAGATATAGATGAAACATTTAAAGAGTTGAGTGTAATTTGACCAGTTGCATAATCAATTGTACCTTGTGTTTCATTTGTGTATGATCTAACACCTGAAGATAAAATATATCTTCTAACATTACCATTGCCATCATCATCTAAAAATTGTTCTACATCACTACCTGTTACTTTAAATCCTGTTGAACTTAAAATACCACCACCAGTCATGTTATGGCCTGAATGAGGATTAAATAATGCATTTCTAAAATAAATGTCATATTTTGTAGATGAAGATAACGTAGGTGTAAAATTTTTTCTAATTTTAATGTTTGTAATATTTGATAAAATACTTGAATCAGTTCCGTCAATTAAACCTGTTAATTTTGAGTGACGATAGATGGCATCAAATTTTTGTAAAGTATCAGTATTGTAATTTGTTAAAGTTGTTATTACATCTGATTTCAATGTATCAGCAGATTTTGTTGTAGAAGCAGATTCATATTTTACGTTTGATGTGATTAAAACCGAAGTTACTTCAGGATCTACAATTTGTGGTGATACAGAAGCTACGTTGTATGGTTTCAATGAATTTATTATAGATTGTTTAGTTGTTTCGGTAAGTGTTGAACCAGAAGCTGCCTTAATTCCTATTTTTACAATACCATATCTTGGTGTTTCGTCATCTTCACCACCCCATGCACTTACTGATAATGCATTAGGATAAATTTGTTTTACTAAAGATTCATAATCAGTTGTTGTTACAGCTCTTTCTTGAGCTGCATAATTCAAAGGAGCATTATGTCTAATTGATTCATTTGTTTCACTTTCTGAACCACCTTGTGATCTTGATACATTAGAAATTGTAACATCTGAAAACCCACCGATTGTTCCTGATAAACTAAAAGAACTTGCACTATTAGATAATGTTTTGTTTGTAACAATGTATTCTAAAATAACAATGTTACCGTCTGATAAAGATTGGCCGTTTACACCGTCGCCAAAATAAACTTCATATCTACCGTCTTTACCTTCTTGTATAAAATAAACTTTTGAACTAGACGTAACATTATTATAACCACCTGCTAATGTGTAAGTATTTGTTTTTGTATCGCTTGAACTTTCTTGTACTCTAACTAACAATGTTGATGTATCTGCGTTTTCTGTAGGTATAATAAATTTTTGGTCAACATCTGTACTATCAACAGTATATTTAAAAGTTACTAAAGTACCCTCGTAAATAGGAACACCAGAAAATTTATATACACCATTTGATGGAGTAATTGTAACATCTGAATTGTTTACATATTGATAAGTTGTGTTATCAACATTAGTGGTAAACACCGTGCCTTTTGACATTGTAACACTTGTGCCTGTTGCATTATTAAGTGTAACATCAATAGAAGCTATAGGTGATCTTGGTGATGATGGTGTATAACCAATCATCTTTGCTAATGATACAATATTGTTTCTTATATCTGCACTGTCAAGATACAATTCATTCGTTGCCATATTGGCTAAGTAAGCAAGATAGTGTGTATTGTAAGATAAAATATCTAAAAGAATATTTAAAGAACTACCTTCAAAATCGTAGTCTTGAAATTCTGATTGACCTTGTAAAAAACTTTTTAAGTTAACTTTAATTGCGTCAAAATCGAAATCTGATATAACAATTTTATTTGCACTAGTAGCCATTTATTATCTTGCCCTTTGTAAAAACGTTTGTACTTGTTGTGGACCTGGCACACCAACTACATAAAAATATATGTCAACAACTAATCTATTTCTATCTTGGTCATCATCAACTTGAACACTTTGTAAATTTACTCTTGGTTCATAATTGATTAAAACTTCTTCTATTTTTCTTTCTAAAAAAACTTTAGTCATTGGTGTAAAGTTTTCAAAAAGTAATTCTCTTATACCACATCCTAATTCTGGTTGAAAAGGTCTCTCATAAAAATTAGTCTGCACTAAATTTTTTACAGCTCTTTTCACAGCAATAACATTTTCAACAACATTCACATCATTTGTAATAGAGTTTCTGCCAAAGTCTAAATCAATATCTCTAAACTGTCTAGAGTTTCTTGTACTTTTATTTTGCGATTGTGAATCGTATATTGACATAACTGTAATATTTATAATGATTATCTAGCCATTTGCAAAAACATTTGGTGAACCACTTTCTGAAGAATTAGGTACAAAAGATCCATGACCAGCTGTAGCGTCACCTTTTCTATGCACTTTTATACCATTAACAAAAACATTTGGACTGCCTGCATCCGCTGGATCACCACATGAAGTAGTATCTCCTACTCTTACAGTTTTTGCACCATTAGTAAATACATTTTCTGAACCAGTTTCATATGCTGTTTGATGAAAAGGGTTAGGTGTAGGACTTAAATGACCTACATGTTTGTCTAAACCTACTCTACTAATTGCCGGCATTTTTAGCCTTTAATGCTAATCTTCTTTGTTCTTGTAAAATTGATTGTCTTAATTTTCTACCAATTGGTATTACTATAGAATGGCACATTTCTTTGCCTTTTTTACTAATATACTCTACACTTATCATTTTATCTTTAAAATCACCTTGTACAGCTCTTGTTGCCTTCTTTAAACTGATTTCTTCTTTTTCTTTTTCAACGCCATCTGCGTTCCAAAACTTAAATAACCTCATTTTTGGCATAATTTACTCCATATCGTATTTTGTTTCTGATTCTATGTCAACTTCGCACTTTTCACAACGACAATGCCTACAAACTTCAATTTTTTCTTTGATTAATTTGTTTCCGCAATGAGATTCGTGTCCACAATTGTTGCAATAAGTCATATTATTATTTATATTAGAAGTTACAACTCATATTAGCAGATCGCCACTCTGATTCGCTAATATTTTCTCTATTTTCTACTACTGATTCGCCAATTTTTTCGTAATCAGGCGAAATTTTGCAATTTTCAACAGTTTTTGAGCAAGAAACCAGAACAAAAAGCGAACAGACTACAAAAAAAGCGTA